GGATTTGGCCCCGGCAGCGGCGGCGACGGGTCCGGAAACGGCGCCGGCGGTCTGGGAGGACCGTTTGGCGGCGGCGGCGGCGGCAGCGACTTCGGAGGCGGTGCGCCATTAGGAGGTTACCAGGGACTGCTTGTCGTCTCCTACCGATCGACGTTCATTGCAGGCATCAAACACAATATTATACTCTTCAATAGTAATTTCTTTAGTACGACGCCAAAGCAGTTTGTAGTAGGACCGGTCAGTAAAGTTCCTGTTCGAATTGCCCACAACATTTATCTTTATGCGGTTAATTTCTTCAGTCGCGGGCTGAAAACATTTCTTGTCACTGATCCGACAACCGTCGTTCCGCCATCGACCGTGAGCTTGTGGGCTCGCACCGTCTTGATGGTAAAGGCGATTGCGGTAATATCCACAGGGGCGACGACTGTAGCACTTGCAGCGTTTTCGGCTCTGATGGTCAAGGGCCAAGGAAGGATAACCGGGACCGTTTCGCTTGCTGCGCAATCGTTATTGGCAGTCAAAGCCAGCGAGACAATGAGCGGTGCGGCTGCGCTGGCGGCTCGGACCGCTCTGCAAGTCAAAGGGCAGGCAGCCGCAATCGGCAAAGCCGCCATGGCGGCTTATGGCGAGTTTCAGGTCAAGGGCGTCGCGGGTTTTTCCGGTGCCGTCGGGCTGGCGGCACGCTCCGCGCTGCAAGTCAAGTCGGCAGGTGCGATCTTCTTTGCGGCGTTTCTGTCGGCACGATCGGCGCTCCAGGTCAAAGCGGCGGCTGCAGCGATGGGAGCGGCGGCGGTGGCGGCCCGCTCGGCCTTGATGGTCAAGGGGGCCGCGGCTTCGTCGGGCGTCGTCGGCTTGGCGGCGCGGTCGGCTTTGCAGGTCAAGTCGGCGGGCTCGATCATCTTTGCCGCATTCCTGTCGGCAAGTTCGAGCCTCCAGGTCAAGTCGGCTGCGGCAGTCAGCGGCGCCGCAGCGCTGGCGGCGCGATCGGCGGCAATGGTCAAATCGTCCGGAGCCATTTCCGGCATTGCGGCGCTTGCCGCGCAATCGGTCCTGCAAGTCAAATCGCGTGGTGCGATCGTCTTCGGCAACATTGTCGCGTTGTCGGCCAACACGATGCTGATGGTGAAATCTTCGGCAGCGGCGACCGGAAAAGCGACGCTATCGGCCGCATCCGCTTTGATGACCAAGGGCCGGCTCGGCTTCGGCGCTGGCTCCGTTATAACCGGTATCGCAGAATGGATCATCACCGCCCGGCGGCGAGGAAGAAGGTAATGAAATGTCCGGCTCGAGCGATTATTTCCAACAGAACACGCTGAACTATCTGGCCGGCTCGCTCGCCATGCCGGCGCTGCCGTCGGTGTGGATGGCGCTGTTCACCGCCGCGCCTACCAGCGACGCGGGCACGGGCGGAACCGAAGTGCCGTCCACGAACGCCTATGCGCGTCAGCAGGTTGCCGGGCCGCTAACAACGAATGGCACGACGGCCAGCGGCAACGCCACGTTGCACTTCGCATCGGTTCCGGCATGGATCGTTGCCGGGATGCTGATACGCGATTCGACGGCGCCGTCTGTCATTCCGGCAAATACAACGGTTCTTTCGACGACCTCCACTACCGTCGTGATGAGCGCCAATGCGACCGGCGCCGGTGTCGGCGGCACCGATGTCATCACGTTTTCGATTTTCGCGGCGGCTTCGGCTTCGTCAGGCAATCCGGAGCCCAATACATTGCCGGGCTCAATTGTCAATTCGGCGGCGGTCGTCACGTTTGCACAGGCGACCGGAACCGGATGGGGTACGGTCGTTGCATACGGACTTTATGATGCCTCATCAGCGGGTAACTTGCTGAATTGGGACTATCTCGGCAATTTCAAATGGATTCCGTTCTCATGTTCCAACGCATCGCCGGGTGTATTTACGACCGATAGCACAGGCGATGTTCCGGCGAATGGATCAAGCGTTGTCGTGACGCAGAAATACGGCGGCACGCTGCCGACCACGGCGGGTTCATTCTCGGGATTGCTGACAACCGCAGGCTCATCCACGAATACGTTCAACGTCGGTGTCAATACCACCTCGGTCGGCGGCGCCCAATTTCGCCAAGTCGCCTCCCAGCCGATTGCCGGCAACGTAACGCCATCGTTCGGCACCAATCAGTTCACGATCACCTTGGCTTAATCGCAGGGAGAATCCCTTTTGACCATCGTCGCCCAAATCCAGAACCTGCGTTCCTTCGTCACCACGCATCTCGGCGACGTGATCGACTGGAACAAGCACGTCAAGCCAGACCCGCATCTCGCCACCACGGGCGATATCGCCTATGTGGAAATCGAAACGCCATTCAACCGCTACAAGCTGGCGATGGGCTCGGCCTATGCGGAGCCGCCGTCGGGCGCGCCGTCGGTGTGCCGCTCGCTCGGCTGGATCACGTTTCATCATGTCGGCGAGGACAAGTATCTGCTCTCGCCGAAAAACGATCTCGCCTACATGGATATTTCCAAGCACATCCATGTCCGCGAACTGACCGACGCGGCGGCGGCATGCCGGCGTGATCTGGCGGAATCGGCAACGCCGGAACTTGCCGCACAGGTGCGCATCCGCATGAGCGAAGTCGCTGCCAGGGCGGCGAAGTGGGATATCAAGGTGCAGGTGCCGGAGGCGTCGAAGGTCAGTGAGATTGCGGCAGCGCCGCAGCATCATAATGTGCCGGTCAAGACGCTAGATGAGAGCCTTCCGATAGCTCATCCAAGTGTAGCGAATGCGTTCTTTTTGCCGGGCGGCCAAGGCCATCCCGGTCCCGCTCCCTTCGTCGGCGCCCAGATCATCTTTTATGCCCACGACCGCATTGCCGGAATGGATCAGGTCCCCGGCGTATTGGTGAAGATTCAGAAGGACGGCCGCGCCGCCATGTTCCTGATGGCCGATCTCAACGAGATCACCTTCATGGATAACGTCCATCGCCGCGGCTCCGATGCCGGCAACGGACGGGTGCATACGACGAACTGTTGGGATTTCAATCCGGAGTGGCTGAAGGAGCAGGCGCGGATTTGCCATCTCGAAAAGGAAATCAAAAGGATAGAAGACGAACGCGGTCTTGAGCGCGCTCTGATCGCGGAAGTGTTTGACGATCTTCTGTTGCGTCTGGCGGCTCTCGAAGCCAAGCCCAAGCGCGGACGGCCGCCGAAGCCGGAAGGCGGCGAGACAGAGGGCGCGGAAGCGGCGAGTGAATTGGAGCCGGCAACATGATGCGCCCGAATCTAGGAGAGAAGCCGAAATTAATGATCGTCTCGGAATTAAGGGATCATAAGCGCCGCCGTCCTTTATGTATGTTGTTGCTTCATGCCGACGGTCGGGAACACATTATACAATTTTCGTTTGAGGATTGTACGAATACCATAACTGAAGGGCAAGAAACAATTCGGGGAAATAATCCGCAGATCCCGATGACAGATGAAGCCCATCAATATGGGCTCGATGGAACAGAATTTCTGCAAACCGTTCTCGATTATGCCTGGCAAGAGGGATTCCGGCCTCAAGGGTTTTTCGATACGCCTAATGAACTCATGCGCCTGAAAGCGCATCTCAACGATATGCGCGCTCTTGTATTCAAGGAGCGCGGAATTGATCTGCCTCCATGAATAACGAACAGACCTCCACCCGTCCCGCCGTCGAAGGCCCCCAGGCGACCGGCTCCGGCACTGCCGGGCCCGACGCCATGCGGCCGTCGCAGCTTGAGAACAGCGAGGCGCTGCGCATCTTCAAGGCGTGGTTCCGCGGTGACAAGCAGCATTCGGCCGACTGGCGCGTGCAGGCGAAGATCGATTTCGATTTCGTCGCTGGCGATCAGTGGACGGAAAAGGATCAGGCGCTGCTCAAGGATCAGAACCGCACGCCGATCACCTTCAACCGCTCGCTGACCATCATCAAGGCGGTCGCCGGCATGGAGATCAATGGCCGCCACGAGATCGCCTATCTGCCGCGCAAGCTTGAAGACTCCGCGATCGACGAAACTTTGACCGGCGCCTGCAAGTGGATGGCGGACGAATGCGACGGGGAGGATGAGGAATCCGAACAGTTCCAGCATGCGCTGATCTGCGGCATGGGTTTCGCCGAGCACCGCATGGATTACGAGGAGGAAGCCGAAGGCAAGTACATCGAGGAAAGCCTCGATCCCCTCGAAATGTATTGGGACCGCACCGCCAAGAAAAAGAACCTTGTCGATGCCCGCCGCATCTGGCGCGTGCGCGTCATGCCGCTCGGCGATGCGCAACAGCTTTTTCCCGGCTTTTCCGCGGCTCAGCTTGATGCCAAGTGGGCGCTCGGCGGCGAACCGACGACGCCGCAGAAGACGCTTGAAGAACGTCGCGTCCGCGACGAAAATTCATCGGGACCTCTGTCCGATCAGGAAGAGGTGACGATGGTTCACGTTGAATGGTGGGAGCGCGAGGATTGCTGGTGCGTCGCCGATCCGGCGAACAATACCCTGCACAAAATCGATGATCCGACCTATAAGCGCCTGAAGCAGCGCCATGCCGAAGTCCAGGCCATCATGGCGCAGGCCAATCCCGCCTATCAGCCGCAGGAACTGCACGCCGTCAAGGTCAAGCGCAAGGTCTTCAAGCAGGCGTTCATCGGCGCCGAGATCGTGGAGATGGGAGACGCGCGTATCCCCGACCGCTATTCCTATTCCTGCGTCACTGGCGAATTCCACCATAACCGCCGCACCTGGTTCGGCCTCATCCGCACGCTGCGCGATCCGCAGATGTGGGGCAACAAATGGCTGTCGCAGATTCTGCATATCCTCAACAGCACGGCCAAGGGCGGCATCGTCGCCGAAATGGACGCATTCGAGGATCAGCGCGACGCCGAACAGAAATGGGCGCGGCCCGACGGCATCGTATGGGCGAAGAAACTCACCAATCCCCAAGGTCACCCGAAATTCCTTCCCAAGCCCGGCACCGGCGATCCCAGCGGCTATATCCAGCTTCTCGAGCTCGCCATCAACGGCGGACGTGAAGTCACCGGCATCAATCTGGAATTGCTCGGGCAGAAGGATTTGAACCAGCCCGGCATCCTGGAGGCAATGCGCAAGCAGGCCGGGATGACGGTGCTTGCCACCATGTTCGATGCGCTGCGCCGCATGCGCAAGATCATCGGCCGCATCCGGCTCTACTATATCCAGAACTTCCTGAGCGACGGCCGCATCATCCGCATCACCGGCCAGCAAGGCGCCAAGTCGATCCGCCTGCTGCGCGAAAAGACGCTCGGCGAATACGATGTGATCGTGGACGATACCCCCACCTCGCCCAATCAGAAGCAGGCGACCTGGGGGATCATTTCGCAATTGCTGCCGGCCTTCAAGGATCAGTTGATGGCGCGGCCGGACATCTTCATCAAGCTGCTGGAATACTCGCCGCTGCCGACGCAGATCGTCGCGGCGGTCGAAAACATGATCCAGAATCCGCCCGGCAAGACGCCGGAGCAACAGAAGATGGAGCAGCTCCAGGTCGCCGCCGCCGTTGCCAAGATCAGCAAGGATCAGGCGCAAGCCGAACTCTACCAGAAGCAGGCGGCTTCGACGGAAGCGACCTCGATGTACGATCTCGCCATGGCGCAGAACCTTCTGCTCAAGCATCAGGGCGACATGGCCGCGGCCTTCAACGAAGCCCGCAAGTCCGGGATGGAAGCCGCCAAGATGCAGGCCGATACCGAACACGTCGCCGCCAAGACCGGCACCGAACAGGCGAAAGCGGACAATATCCGCGCCCAGACCGTCGGCGAGCATGCCGGCGCGGCGAGTACACATGTCGGAACGCTGATCGATGCGCTGACGCCGATCGGGCATCATGAAGACTTGTTCCCGCCGCCGCTGCCGGCAGCAAGACAGCCGGCGGCGGCGCAATAGAATTCTCGCGGCGGCATGGAAAGCAGACATGCAAACAAGCTCCCTCTAGATTCAACGGGGGACGCCTGAATGGCAACGCGAAAGCCTTTAGCCGGAGCAGCGCCCGGCCCGCGAGAATACCAATCCTGATCGCCAAACCAATGGGCCAGCCTGGATCGCGATCCTGAAGGCAGCAAGGCTCAAGACAAATAACCGTATGCGATCGAACGCCTCGGGGCGTAACCCCGAACCGTGCAATCCAGCAAGAGGAATCCATGCCTCCGGAGAATTCGAAACGCACCGCCCTGATTGCCGAGGGACTGACCGAGGCGGAAGCCGATTTCATGATCAGCGGCGGCACCAAGACTGACGGCTTGAATCTGTCGAGCGACGGCACGCCTTCGGAAAAAGTCATTGTCGAGCCGGTCCGCGATATCGACGACAAGGCGCCGCCGGCCGATGCCAAGGGCCAGCAGCAACCGCATGCCGACGACGATGCCGACAGCCCGCCGCCGCCGAAGGATTCGCCGTTCTATTCGCGATGGCAGCGCGATAGGCAACGCCGTCAGGAACTCCAGACGGCGCTGAAGGAGCGTGACGACAAACTTGCGGCCACCTCCGTCGAGATGGCCGCCGAGCGCGAGAAATGGGCGCGCCTCGACGAGCGGCTGCGGGTATTCCGCGAAGCCTCGGAAGCGCCCGACCCGGCCGCCCTTGCCGCCGCTCAACCAAAGCCGAAGCCCGATCGCGAAGCCGATCCGTTCGGCTACATGGCGTGGCTGGAGGAACGGCTTGAGAAGGTCTCATCCGATGTCGAGCAGACCACGACACGGACGCAGGAACGCGATGCGGCGGTGGAACTCACCTCGACTTTCCGCAACGATGCCGCGCAATATTCCCGGAACAATCCGGACTTCTGGGAAACCGCGCCGAATGCCCACGATGGCGCCTATCACTACCTGATGAAGAGCCGCGATCAGGAATTGCTCTATGCCGGTTATATCGACCCGCAGGAACGGATGCGGATCATCGCCACGGATGAGCGCGATATCGTCGCCCGCGCCTTCCAGAACAAGCAGCGCAATCCCGGCGCGCCGGGACCGTCGGAAGTGCTGTTCAACCTCGCGGTGTCGCGCGGCTATCAGAAGCGGGCGCCAGCCGCGGCACCGCCGCTCCAGAATGGAGCAGCGCCGCCCGCTGCCAACGGCGCCGCCAACGGTCAGGCGCGTCCTGGAGCCGCTACAGCGCCGCCCCCAGCCGCCACGACCGTCACCGATCAGATTCGGTCGATCCAGCAGGGCCAGGCCGCCAGCCGCTCGCTATCCTCTGCCGGCGGTGCCCCGCCGCCTACGGGCATCGATCTTGCCGCCATCGCCGAAATGAGCGACAACGAATACGCCGGTTGGGTACGCGGGCTGACGGCGGCGCAAAAGCGCGAGTATCAAAAGCTCATCGGAGCATGATTCAATACGCTTTGCGGTGTGCGCAACACTGCTCCGCTTGGCTGACGTAATCAGCCGCGCCTTGCGTGTGTGCGCGCTTAACGCCGCTCCGCCCGGTCGGGCTGTCATCGATCATGCTTTGCGGTGTGCTGGAAACACCGCTTCGTGCTGTGCGGCACGCTCAAAGCGCATTTCACAAAGGAAACAAGACCTCTGACGAGGATTGAAGTTCAATGGCAATTACCTCATTTGCCTTGAATGACGCCTATGCGGTCAAGCTGTGGTCGAAAGAGCTTTCGGTCGAAGCGATGAAGTACACCGAAATCTCTCCGCTCATCGGCACGGCGGCGGGCAGCGTCATCTACAAGAAGGAGGAAACCGAAAAGGGCAAGGGCGATCAGGTCACGTTCGGCCTCTCGCTCCAGATGGCCCAGGACGGTTTTACCGAGAACGAAATCGCGGAAGGCAATGGTGAATCGCTCACGATCTATACCGATCAATTGACCATCAATGAATTGATGGCCGTTGGTGGCGTGAAGTCGGATCGCACCATCGACCAGCAGCGCATTCCGTTCGATCTCCGCGCCACCGTGCGCGATCGGTTGGCGGAATGGTATGGAAAGCGGATTTCCGTTAACTGAAACTGGCGGAAATAAAACCGGGTGAATTCGGTGGACCTCTCATTCGATCAATTCATGGAAAAACGCAAACGAGTCCTGACGCATCAAGTCGCTGGGCTTCGTGGGCTACGCCGTCGAATTGAATATGAGAAATCTTGCAAGGAAGATGAGCTTGTCGGTGTAAGACTGGCGATTGCAATGGTTTCCAGTGAGACAATACCGAGCCAAGCCGCGCAAGCGGAAGGTGTATCGACTATTCCGAAAGGAAGTAGGGGCCAAGCGGCTCCGAAGCGCCCGGCCTCGCGCAAGCGAGTGATGAGATAGTCACCTCTGCGCAGTGATGCGTAGCAGCCGAAAGGCGGTGCCCGCTTAGCGAACGGGCGCGAAGATCAAGGCAGCTTCTTCAACCAGGTCTGCGGCAACGTCGCAGAAACTCGCACCAAATACACTGGCCTCCAGGCCGTCACGGCGCCTTCGTCAGGCCGTCAAATCTGGCAAGGCTCCGTCACCGGCGATGAGAACATCACGTCATCCAACACGATGACGTTGGGCCTCATCGACAAGATGAAGGAAATGGCGATCACCGCCACTCCGCTCGTCCGCCCGATCAGCGTCAAGCAGCATGGCGGCGAGATCGGCGACTACTATGAGAGCGTGCAGCAGGGCAAATATATCTGCTACCTCCATCCGTTCCAAGTGACGGATTTGCGCACGAATACGTCGACTGGACAGTGGCTCGATATCCAAAAAGCCGTTGTCACCGGCGACGGCGCCAAGGGTTCCTCCCTCTATGTGGGTGCTTAAAACTGAGGGCACTCTAGATCGGTAACGATCTACAAAAATAACCCTGTGAAAACGGTGAACCTCTTGAAAGAGACAATACCGTGCCAAGCCGCCGCGAGGCGGAAGGTGTAACGACTAGGCAAAAGCCGTAGGGCTAAGCGGCCCGAAGCGCAGGGCTCCTAAGCAATTTAGGATGAAGATATAGTCTCCTCTGAACGGCGACGTTCAGCAGCCCGCAAGGGCGGTTCCGGCCTAGCGATCCGGAGCGAAGAACAGACTCGGCGAATACAACAGCGTCATCCTCAAGTCGGCTTTCGACGTAACGACGGGGTGCAATTCCTCGACGGGTGCGGCGATCACGACGGTGAGGCGTAGTGTCCTGCTTGGTGCCGAAGCCGCGGTGATCGGCTACGGGATGAAGCATGCAGGCGGCAAATATCTATGGAACGAAGAATTATTCGACCATAAACGCCGCCTCGAAGTCTCCGCCCTGTCGATCTGGGGAATCAAGAAGTCTCGATTCAACAGCGTCGATTATGGCGTGATCGTCGGCTCCACTTATGCCGTCGCGCATACCTAACGGAGGGAAACGAAAATGCCTTCTAACGTTGACCTTCGCGGGCAGGGCAATCGCCATCATCACACGGCCCAGATCGGCTATCTTGATCAGACGTTCATCGTGGGAACAGCTCTCACGACGACGTCCGGACAACCGACCGGGTTGCTGATTCCGACGGCGGCCGGCACCTACAACTTCCAGATCGGAAGTCTGCCGGCGGGCGCGCGCATCTTGCGTGCCAGCATGGTGACCGGCACGGCGATTGCCGGCAGCACCATGACGACGCAACTCGGCATTGCGTCGGCCGATACGTCGCTGACCTCCGCGCTTACCACCGGTACGGCGGCCGGCTGGGCTGCGTTCACCTTGTCGGCGAGCGCGAACCTCTATGTATTGACCGAACAGCGGCCGATCTGGGCACAGCTTGTCCTCGCCGGTACGCTCACTGCGCTCCAGACCGATCTGATTCTCGAATATGCCGTGGTTCACGGCCCGCAGAGTCAGTTCTAAGCGATCTTGCGGGAGGCGTTCGCGCCTCCCGTTTCCCCTTTCCATCAATTCCTGCGACGGCATCGCGGCGATGATCGCCCGTCGCGTCGCGCTGTCCGGAGAATACGAAAATGCCTCTCACCGTTCTGAGCGGAATGCCCACGGGAGTATCCGAAGAATATCAGGATATGGCGTTCAAGTGCGGCAATCCGCAGATTTACAACATGCCGACGCCGGCATCCTATGCCGCCGCAGCGTCCACGACTTATCTCTCAACCGATATCCTGGGTTTCATGATCCTGGATGCCGGCAACGGCGCGAGCGCTCATACGGCGACGCTGCCAACCGCGGCGCTGCTGGCGGCGGCGATCCGCGGGATTTTCTCATCTCGCGGCGTTATTGTCGGCGACTCGCTGTTTTTCGTGATTGCCAATACCAGCAGCGGCGCCGGCGCATTCACGGTCGCTGCCGGTTCGGGCGGCACGTTCGACACGCATGCGGCGCAGACAATTGCGCAGAATACCAGCCGCGAGTTCATGATCCGCTTCACCAACGGCACGCCGGGTTCCGAAGCCTATTCGATCTACGGCTGATCGTCCCCCATGCCCACCGTCCCGATCACCAACAACACGCTCGGCCAGATGAAGGCGGATGTCGCCTTCCAGCTTGGCAATCGTGGCGACCTGTCCGCTTCTTCGGCGGCGGTCGCCAGCGCCATTGCGGAGGCGATCGACTTCTATCAGGCGGAACGGTTCTGGTGGTCGGAATCGCGCGATATCATCCTCAACACGGTGCAGGGCCAGGAATTCTACACCGCGGCGGACAATCCGGCCATCCCGACGCTGTCGGCGTTCGATTACGTCATCCTCTATATCGGTGCGATCCCGTGGCCGATCGCGCGGCGCACCGATGTCGAAATCGAGGTGTTGAACCAGAACGGCCTGATGCGCGGCCAGCCGTGGAACTGGTCCTACTATAACGAACAGCTGCGGCTCGGGCCGGTGCCCGATACGGTCTATCAGATGCGCATCGCGGCGCATCAATCGGTGGCGCCGCCGGCCAGTGACAGCGCGACCGGCAATCCGTGGATGACCAATGCCGAGAAGCTCATCCGCTGCCGCGCCAAATATGAAATTTTCCTCCACGTCATCCGCAACGACGAACAGGCGGAAGCGATGGCTGCGGCGGTGACGGAAGCCTATGAGATGCTCAAGGGCAAGACCAACCGGCTGCTGGGACGCGGGTATATGGCACCGATGGAGTTTTGAGCGATGAAGATCAATCAATTCATCCATCCGAGCGGACGCCCGACGCGCGATGAAAGAGAAGTCCGTCTTTCGATTCCGCGCATCCCGCGCCAGGAACCATTGACGCCACGGCTGCAACGGCGCGAACTGGCACATGCGATCGGATTTCATGCGCAGCTTGCGCGTGATGATGATGACGATTGAGAATCATGGCCGCCGCTGATCCGCTGCTCCCCTTCGGCGAATACCGCCCCGACGTGTCGGACTATGAAGGCATTGCCTCGCAGGCAATCACCAATGTCGTCCCGCGCGGCGACGGCTACGGCCCGGCGCAGGATTTATTGACCTATACCAAATCGCTGCCGGCCGCCTGCCGTGGCGCTTTCACGGCGCGCAAGACCGATGGCACCGTGGTTACCTTCGTCGGCACCGCGACCAAGCTCTATGAGCTCAGCAACACGGATTTTTCCTGGACCGACGTATCGCGCGGCGGCGGCACCTATGGCACGCTGGCGAGCACCGACAATTGGCAATTCGTCCAGTTCGGCGTCCTGGTGTTCGCGACGCAGAAAAACGATCTGCTCCAGGTCTTCAACATCTCGACGCCTTCGACGACCTTCACCAATGAGACCGGCTCACCGCCCCAGGCGGCCTATATCGCGGTCGTCGGCCAGTTCCTGGTGTTGACGGGATTGCTTGCGCTGCCGTTCCGCGCCGTGTGGTCGGGGCTTGGCGATCCCACCAACTGGACGGCGGGCGTCAATCAGTCCGATTTCCAGGATTTCACCGATGGCGGCATAACGCGCGGCGTGGCGGGCGGCGAATATGGCGTGATCTTCCAGGATACGGTCATTCGCCAACTCACCTATGCGCCGGGCTCGGCCTACATCTTCCAGATTACCCGCATCTGCGAAGACCAGGGCTTGCTCGCGCCCTATTCCATCATCAAGGCGGCAAGCAACATCATTTTCCTGTCGGCGCAAGGTTTTCAGAAGCTGACGCCCGGCACGGTTCCGGTGCCGATCGGCAAGGAGCGGGTGGACCGTTCGTTCTTCGCCGATTGGGACTCGTCCAATCCGCAATTGCTGATCGGCTCGAACGATCCCAATTCGACGCGGGTCTATTTCGGCTACAAATCCGTCAACGGCGCGGCCGGCTTGATGGACACCATCCTGCAGTACGATTATGTGCTCGACCGCTGGGCGCCGCTGCATGGGACGCCGGCGGAATACATTTTCACTGCGACCAAATCGGGACTGACGCTGGAAAATCTCGATGTTGCGGCGACGCAGACGATTGCCATCATCGGAGCGGCGAACAACGGTTCCGGCAAGGTTCGGCTGACGGTGTCGGGGATCGCGCTGCCGACATGGACGGCGCCGGCCGATGGCGCGCCGAGGCCGACGGTATTGGGCCAATTGTTTTCGGAATCCGGGGTGCCGTTGACGGACGAGTCCGGCAATATTCTGACCGGACCCGCCGTTGTCGATATCTGGAATGTCGGCGGCACGGTCGAAGCCAACGGTGAATCGCAAATCGTCGTGGTCGTCGATGCAACGCATGTCGATATGCCGAACGTGAATTTCGTCCATACCTATACGAGCGGCGGCATCATCTCCGGGCCGCTGGATGCGATGACGGTCGGATTGGATTCCTTTGCCAATTCATCGCTGCCGGAACTGGCCGGCTTTAACAGCAGCCATGCGCTGGGCTTTTTCAGCGGCGCGAACCTTGAAGCCAAGCTTGAGACGGCGGAAAAGGGCGATATCGGCATCCGGCTGTTCGTCAGCGGCTTTCGCCCGGTGACCGATGCGGCGGCCGTGGTGGGTTCGGTATCCTACCGCGAGAGCTTGCAGGCGGCGCGCGTCTATTCGCCGGAATGGCCGGTGACGCCGGGCGGCTTCATTCCAGCGATGGTATCGACGCGCTATGCGCGCGGCAAAATCCGCATTCCCTATGGCTCGATCTGGACCTATGCGATGGGCGTCGAGCCGCATACGCAACTCGACGGGACTAATTGAAGGAGTTTCGGATGACCGTTTTGAGAATTCTGATTTGTATGTTGTGCTTGGCGGCACCGGCAGAAGCGCAGCAAAGCTTCAGCAATTATCTCAATGGGCTTCCAAGCACCATATTGCCGGGAGCGACGGATAAGCTCTATATTTTACAAGGTTCAACGCCTCGCAGCATTGCGCCGTCGGCATTGATTGGTGCGATATCTGTAATTGGCTATGGTGCCAAATGTGATGGTGTTACCAATGATACGACCGCGTTTAATAACGCATGGTCTGCAGCGGCAGCGGCTGGCGGCGGTCTTATTACTGTGCCGGGTGGCGTGACGTGCCTGGGAAATTTCTCTTTCAGTGGCAACAATGTTACCTTGGCCGGAGCCGGCGTTCAAGGCACAATTCTTAAATCATTTGCTTCCGGCAATTTGATCAGTGTTTCCAATTCCAATTTCTCGCGGATAACCGGATTTAGCTTACAACCCGGTTCATTCGGCTCCGGGGCCGCAATCGCGGAAGCGAACACGGTTGACAATCTCAAGATTGATCATGTCGCCATTGGCGTATTCACCTATGGCGTGCAATGCAACGGCACCGTTGGTGCACAGACATCAGGCAACGATTTTACCGATAACTTCATTCTTAGCAATGGCTCGACGACGACGAGCCTATCCTACACATACTGCAACGATTTTCACATTCTAAATAATCAGTTTGGGCAAGCTTCAGGTGCAGTCACATTTGCTGGCCACGGTGTCCAACTTACGAATTCCAACGCCGGCCAAGTCAAGGGAAATTTCATCTGGCAAAACACGATCGGCATGGAGATCGATTCATCTAATGAAAACTGGGTTTCGGACAACCGCTTTACGCAAAGCCAGCAACAGGGATTTATTGCGAACGGTGCTGTTCGTCTGACGTTCCAGAGCAATCAGCTTTATCAAAATTCGAACGCTTCAGTGGGCGCCGTCGAAAGCGCAAAATTCGTTGGATTGGTCGCGTCGGTCATAAACGGAAATCTGTTCTATGACTGGAGCGGCACCAATCATGTTAACTATCATCTGACGCTCGATGCGACCAGCGGAGATATATCGATTTTAGGTAATTGGTTCGATTCGTTTGTAACCTCCCAGCCCCTGAATATTTCCCCAACTCCATTTGATGTGGTGCTCAAAGGCAATGTGCCGACACAGAATGCCTATACCAATAGTGCCCCTTCAAGCTCATTGCTGAAACATTCTTCCGCAATCGGTCAATATACTGCTTCCACGGCTTCTGGTGTCGGCGGTGCAGGAAGCACGATATTTGTTGGTCTTAGTGGTGCTAATGCAAGCGAGGGTTCTGCCGGGGTGATTCCGATCACAACGGCTGGTATTATCACGTGCTTTACGGTCATTAATGGAACAGCGCCCGGAGCTGGGCAGTCCTTTACCTACAATCTTCGCTACAACTCTGGCGCAACGAGTTTGTCAGGTAGCGCCAGCGGGGCAAGCACATTCCGCACCGATGTTTGCAGCCAAGCGAATGCTCAAGTCGTCAATCCGGGCTCGACAATCGATCTCCAGATTGTCTCAAGTGCAGGCGCGGCGGCATCTCAATTTTGGGCGACGATTACTGAAGATCAGTAAGTCACCACTTTTCAGCGCCAACAAGACAAACAGGCAGAAATGGTGAAGACGTCAAGAGATGAAGCAGAGCGGAAAAAGAAATAATGGCCGGTCTCACCCTCAATCCCGGCGAAAAGGATCTCCGCATTATCGTCGACGTGATCCGCCAATTGACGGAGGGCAAAAACAATGCCACCGGAACCTTCACGCTTACGGCCAATGCCACGACGACGACGGTGGCGGCGCCGAGCTGCACGCCGGCTTCCATCGTCGTGTTGTCGCCGCAGACGCCGGATGCCGGCAATGACGGCGCCACGACCTCGATCGCGCCGGGAAATGCGCAATTCGTGGTGACGCACGCCAATAATGCGCGGGTCGATCGCACCTTCGGCTATGTGGTGTTCGGATGACAGGCCGGTTGTTTCTGCAAAAAGGCGGCGGTGCGGGTCAGGATGGCGAATTCGTCCAGGTCGATGTGAGTGATCTGTCAGGATCATTCGCTGCGTTTCCATCCGGTACCGTCATGCTGTTCCAGCAGACGGCGGCGCCGACGGGCTGGACCAAGATCACCACCTATAACGACGTGGGTTTGCGGGTGGTGTCGGGCACGGCGGGCGCCGTCACCACTAATACCGCATTCTCCACGGTGTTTTCGCAATCGGCGACCGGCGGCCATTCCCTCTCCATTGCCGAACTGGCGGCCCATACGCATTCGGCCCTCGTTACAGGCAGTACCGTTGTTCCTGCTATCCCTTGCGCGAACCAATTGACGACGGGCAATACCGGATCGACCGGCAGCGGCACCGCCCATACTCACACGATCGCGCTGCAGCTCAATTACGTCGACTTGATTCTCGCTAGCAAAAATTGAGGCTTAAAACATGACAAAATACACCATTGTCCCGGCGGATAACATGGTGATCATTGATGGCGAGGCGCATGTGGTCGATTGCGCGGCGGTCGATCCAAAAATTCACGCCATCCAATGGTCCGGAACCGCCGGCTGGATCGAATTCGTCGATGCCGATCCCTATGATGGCCAATGCGATCCGCATCGGCCGCTGACCGATTTCGCGCCCTGGCAGCATCTGATCGACGACTGGACGGCAGCGAAGGCCGCCGCCGCAACGCCGCCGCCAGCGCCGAAACCTGTCGGAGCCGGAGCGCATGTCATTGCAAGCTAGTGAGCTGCGGACCGGCGGCCTGTCCGGCTTCGTCCTCACATTCGAGCATTCCGGCGACACGCTGCCGATGCACGATCACACGGCGGCCGACGTTCACATTACCGTGGTGGCGCGCGGCCGGGTGCGAATTCATGGTCCCACCATCGGGTCGAACGACTATGCGGCCGGCGCGGTGATCGATTTCGAAGCGGGCCATCCGCATGAAATCGTGGCGATCGACGACAATTCCCGCGTCGTCAATATCGTCAAGCAGGCTGTCCGATGAATGAAATCCCGCGTGCCAAGGCCGGTCTTATCTGTCCGCTGCACCGCAAGGCGATGGCGAAGGTCTGCCATACCTGTCCGTTATGGATTCAGATGCGCGGCAAGAATCCCAATACTGGCCAGGAAGCCGACGAATGGAATTGTGCGTTGGCATGGCTGCCGATGCTGTTGGTGGAAAATGCCCAAATTGGGCGCCAAGCCGGCGCGGCGGTGGAAAGCTTTCGCAATGAAATGGTCAGGACCGGAAACCGGATTATTTCGATGGCGAATGAGAAAAAGCAGATGGATAAACCAAGCAGCAATCTTATTGGTGAGCCATTTGTGTGAATCATATTGTCTGCGTCGCGCCCGATCGCATCGCCGAAATCTGGCCTCATGTCCGTCCGTTCATTGAAAACGCTTTCCACAACGGTCGCGGCGACGATGACGCTGAAACCGTTCATCGCGATCTACTCTCCGGCTTCTCGCTGCTGTGGATCGCCTGGGACGAAGCGCAAGCGACGATCGCCGCCGCGGCCACGACCAAGCTGATCGACGTGGCGCGCGGCAAGGTCTGTCTAGTCACCGCATGCGGCGGCAGCGGTATCCAACGATGGGCGCATGGCCTCGCCGCGATCGAAGCGTACGCCAGGGCGGAAGGCTGCCGTTATGTGCGATTCGAGGGGCGCAAAGGTTTCAAGCGCGTGTTTCGCGATTATAGACAGCCTTGGATCGTGCTGGAAAAGCGGCTTTAGGAGATAAATCGTGTCCGGCCAGACCACAACCCAACAGACGCAGCAATCGCAGACCCAGCCGTGGACGCCTGCGATTCCGATGCTCACCAACATCCTCGGGCAGATCGGCCAGGGCAACCTTGCCCCGACCGCCGCACAGACCGGTGCCGTCAATCAGATTGCCGGCGAGGCCGCCGGCACGCCGAGCTTTGCCGGCCAGGGCATCGGCACGGTCAACAATCTGTTCGGATCGAATACCAATCCGCAACAGAACATTCTTTCGAATGCCTACGGCAACGTTTCATCGGCGCTGCGGCCGATGCTCGATCCCGGCTATACCAATCCGATGACCAATCCGAATCTTGGCGCCGCGATGAGCACGCTCAATTCGGATATCACCAATCAGACGGCGGGAGAATTCGCGGCGGCCGGGCGTCCGGTCGGCACCAATGCCGACGCTTCGCAGGCCATCGCGCGGGGTGTCTCGCAGGGCGAAGCCGGCCTGCTGACGAACGAGTTCAACACGCTCACCGGCAATCAGCTTGCCGCCGGCAATCAATTGACCGGCGCGGCCGGCGCCACGGCGGGCGGCTTGACGGCGCAGCAGCAGGCGCAATTGGCGAGCGAGTTGCAAGGCATGCAGGCTTCCGGCGCCATTCCGGGAATGCTGATGCAGCCCGGCATGGCGAACCTTGGCGCGGCCGGCATGCAGGCCGGCTTGCCCTGGATGAATCTGGCGCAGGCCGAAGGCTTGACGGTGCCGATCGCCGGCCTCGGAGCGGAATCGCAGGGGACCGGGACGACGACGCAACAGCAATCGCCGTTCTCGAATATTCTCGGCGGGGCCATGGGAGGGCTGGGATTGCTCGGCGGCACCGGAGCGTTCGGGGCGAGTGGATGGCTGGCGCCGCTGATGCTTTCGGATGAACGCGCCAAGGAAGATATCCGGCCGATCGGGCTGCTATATGACGAGACGCCCGTGTTCTCCTATCGCTACAAAGGCGACGCCACGCCGCGCATCGGACTTATCGCGCAGGATGTCGAGACACGGCGGCCGGATGCGGTGCGCGAGTTCGGCGGCGTCAAGGCGGTCGATTACGGTAAGGCGACCGAACGTGCCCGCATGATCGGCATGCTGGCGGATTTGCAGATGGCAGCATAACGATGCCAATTGACCAAATCCGGGTTTTTCGTCAGGTCCAGACATCGGATGGAAATATTAACATCATCATTGATGATCGTTGGGCGGCTTTGTTTCCAAAAGAAACTGCCGATCAGATTACATTTCTAGTCGAGCATGCGAATCGTGCAATTTCGAAAATAAAAGGTGATTGATGGCAATCGACTGGACGCAGTTCTTCAACCCGTCCGCCTGGGGCTCCTGGGCGCCTGGCCAACAAGGCATTCTCAATCCGGCGGTGGCGGGTGCGCCGAATGCGCCGCAACCATCCGGGGGAATTGTTGGCCCCAGTGCGCCGCCGGCACAGATCGCGGGCGCCAACGCGCCGGGTGCGCCTCCGGTGCCGATGGCAGCGCCGCCCGCGCCAGCCGGTGGTCAAGTTGGCAATATCGGCTATGGCCTCGGCGTCGGGACGAATGGGCCGATTCCGGCAGCGCCGGCTCCGCAGGCCAATCCTTCGACCGGCCAGAACTGGAACGGTCTGTTGCAGAAAGCCGCCTTGATGGCGCAGCCGTTAGGCGGCACTGCGCCGCCGCCGCTGCAAATGGCGAAGCCGGTCGGGCCGGGGCAATTGCCGCCATCGATGGGCTGGAGTGGCGGCAATCCACCTCTCGGAAGCGTACCACTATCCCGTCAGTTCAATCCTGGCATGCTCAACAATAATTGGATGTGAGAAATCGCCATGGCGATGCTCGACATGCTTCAATTGCCAGACGGCTCCTACGGCATGCCGGCGGCGCAGCCGATGGTCGATCCTTACACCGGGCGCGATCCGCGGGAGATTGCGGCGGAACGCCTGCGGCGCTCGATCCGCCGGCCGGCACCGGCGGCGATCGATTATGGCGATTGGCAGAGTGGTGCGGCGCCGGTTCCGTTCACGCCCGGCGGTCCCGGCCTGGCCGATGCCGCAGCGGGCCTAGCAGCGCCGCCTGCCGCGCCCGCGCCGTCGCCCTTGCCGATGCCGGCCGCTGCGCCCGCACCTATGGGCGAGCCTCCTGCGGCGGCTCCAGGGCCGTCCGCGATGCCGCCATGGGAGGGCATGCTCAATGCGCCGCTGCCTGCGGACATCATGGGCGGCGGTTATCCGCGTCCCACGCCCGCTCCGGTACCGTCTCCGGCCGCTCTGCCGCCCGCCTCCGCGCCTGCTTCCGGCCCCATCGAGAAACCGGCATCGGTGCCGCCGACTTCGGTGCTCGGTCGCATGGCTAACGGCATCGGCGACATGCTCAACAATCGGTCCTCGACCCTGCTTGCGCTCGGTGCCGGCCTGATGGGCTCGCAGAATATCGGGCAGGGACTGTCCCGTGGCTTTGCGGCGGCGATCCCGGCGCAGCAGGCCGACATCAAGCAGCAGCAGCAGAACCAGACCGTGGCGGCGTTGATCAAGCGCGGCATGCCGCCGGATGTTGCGCTGGCGGCGGCCGGCAATCCGGCCATCATGCAGCAGATCATCGGGCAGGTGTTCGGCCCGAAAGCCTTGCAGCATGTGACCGTCAAGGATCGCATGGGCAATGAAATCCCGATGGCGTTCGATCCTTCAACCGGCAAATATACGCCGGCCAATACCGGCGGCGCCGCTTCGTCGCTGACGGCCGGTGATCCGACCAAGACCGGGGAGGACTATCTCAAGACGCTCGATCCGCTGACGCAGAACGAGGTCAAGGCATTCGCCGAAGGCCGTGCGCCGGTGACCGCACGCAATCTGCAAACCATGCTGCCGCTGGTGACGCAATACGATCCGAGCTTCGATGCGACGCAATATCCGGTACGGCTGGCTACTCGCAAGAGCTACACCTCGGGCAAGGATTTCCAGGAAACCCAGGCGCTCAACACCGTCGCAGGGCATATGGGTCGCCTCGCTGATGCTGCGGAGGGACTCGGCAATACCGGATTCAAGCCATGGAATTACGTCAAGAATGCCGCCGCGGACATGACGGTCGGGTCACCGGCCTTGGTGAAGTTCCGCAATGATCTGGTGACGACGCAGAACGAACTCGCCAAAGCCTATCATGGCGGCCATGTTTCGGATTCCGCCTATAATGCCTTCAACAAGGCGATCGGCGAAGCCCAGACGCCGGCCGAATTGAAAACCGCGATCGGCGAAATCAGCGGCCTTCTGCAAAGCAAGATCGAAGCGAAGGAATCCGGCTACCGCAGTTCGATGGGCGCCGCGCCGCTGCCATCGGAATTCAAGGCGATCAATGACGAGGCGCGGCATTCGTTCCAGAAGATCGGCGATTGGGCGCATGGGGTGAAACCCGCGGCGGGCGAGGCGCCGGCACGTCCGGCGGCTCCGGCTTCGGGATTGCCCGGCTTCACTCCGAAGCCGGGCGGGACCTATCGCTGGGATGAGACAACTGGGCACATGATCGAAGTCAAATGACCATCGAAGATTCCGGTCCCGATCACAGCGCATATCCGACCGGCGAACAGATCAGCCGGGAGTTTCTGCGCGGCGCTGCCGGCAGCGATATCGAACTGATCGATTGCAATTTCTGGGACCATAAGCGGCGGTTCGAGTTCGCGTTCAGGAAGGATGGGGTCGACGCGCTCATTTCCAAAAAGCTCCATCCAAGGAATGGCGGATTGGGAATGTGGGAGCGCGCTGCGCTGGCGATTGCTTTTGAACTTGGTCAGGCGGCGGCGATGGGTAAAATCGGACTTGTCGAATCATGACCATCAACGTCTCCGGCCCTGACGGGGTCACCATCCAATTCCCGGATACGATGGACGGCGAGGCGATCAGCCGCGTCATGGCGCAGCATTTCGGCTCGCCGGAAGTCAAGGCGAAGGTGTCTCCGATTACGACTGGCGGAGTGGTTTCGGCGGCGCTCGATGTTCCGGTGCTCGGGCCGGTGGCGCGCAAGATCGATGCCGGATTGCGGGCACTCGGAGCACCGCTGACCAACCCAACAGGATTGATCGAACAGCGGCCGGAGCCGACATTGGGCGGGCGCTATAGCGCTGCACTGGAAAGTCTCGAAAAGCCGCTCCAGAAGTTCGAGGAAGAACATCCCGTCGCCGCTGGCCTCGCGAACGTGGCAGGCACCACGGCGGCCACGCTGCCGCTGGCGGCCACTGCTGCCGGCGCCCGTGTGCTAGGCCTCGGGGGGCGCACGCTCGCCTCCCAGATGGGCCAGGGGGCGGCCAGCGGCGCCGGCATCAATGCGGTGGATGCGGCATTGCGCGGCAATGATCCGCTGGCGGCGGCGGCGATCGGCGGCAGCATCGGCGGCGTCGTGCCGGGGGTGGCGCGAGCCATCAGCATTCCGGCATCGGCGGCAATCAATACGGTACGCGGCATCGTCAATACGCCCGAGGAAGCGGCACGGCGTGTCGGCACCGCCATCGGCATCGATCGCGCGGCCGGCGCGGCTGGATTAACCGATGCACAATTCGCCGCTGAGCAGGCGCGCGGCACGCCCGTCAACTTGATGGACCTCGGCGGCGAGACCACGCGGGCGCTGGCGCGCTCGGCGGCCAACACCTCGCCGGAAGGACGGCAAATACTCAACAAGGCGATCGATGACCGCTTCGCGACGCAATCGCAGCGGCTGTCGGACGATCTCAATTCGACCTACAATTATCCGAACGCCCATGCACAACAGCAGGCGCTCGATGTCGAGTCCCGCATCGTCAACCGGGCGAACTATAATCGCGCGATGAAGGAGGGCGAGGGTGGCCTGTGGTCGCCGGAGCTGGAGCGGCTGGCAGGCAGCGATGCGGTCGCGGGCGCGATGCAGAAAGCGGCCAGCGCCACCAAGGACGAGGCCATTATCGGCGGTTACGGGGCGATGAATCCGCGCATCACCTTCACGCCGGATGGCCGCATGCAATTCACCAAGGGTCCGTCCGGCGTTCCGACCTATCCGGATTTGCGTTTCTGGGACCTGACGCGCCGGCATCTGACCGATGCGGCAACACAGGCGCAGATGCGCGGGCAGGCCACGGAAGCGGCGCGGCTCGGCATCTTCGCTGGCCATCTCAATACCGAACTCGATAAGCTGGTGCCGAGCTATGCGCAGGCGCGTGCGGGCGCGGCGCATTTCTTCGGCGCAGAAAATGCGCTCGATGCCGGGCGCAAGTTCGCATTGGAGGGGCGTACCGATAATCGTGCCGCCCGCGATGCCCTCGATGCGATGCCCGACGTGCAGAAGAAACTGTTTCAGGACGGCTTTGCCGATGCGCTAATCCAGAAGATCAGGTCGGTTCCGGACCGGCGGAACGTGGTCAACAGTATCGCCAATTCCGATACGGCCAAAGAGCAATTGCGCGTTGCGCTTGGAACGCAACGCGCCAATGAATTCATGGGCCGGCTTCACGTCGAAAACGTCATGGACGCCGCCCGCGGGGCGGTGCAGGGCAATTCAACCACGATCCGGCAATTGACCGAAATGGGGTTGGCGGGCGGCGCCAGCGGCTTGCTGTCGGGCGATCCGCAATCGGTGCTCAATGGAGCGCTGGTCTATGGCGCGCTTCGTCATGGTGCGACGGCGGCGCTCGCAGGCGTCAATCAGAAGGTGGCGACCGAAGTCGCGCGCCTGCTCACGTCCGGCAATCCGGGGCAGGTCCGTATCGGCATGAACATGCTGGGGCGCAATCCGCAATTGCTGGAAAGCCTGCGGCGCTTCAATGTCGCGTTCGCGCGATCCGCCAGCAGGCAGTTGCAGCCGGATCAGACGAAGCAATAGCTACAAGCCCAAATGGCGGATCAGTAATGCAACCGCCAGCATCCCCAGCAGGATATAGGGCGTCGAGGTGTGGAAATATTCCCGCACTTCCTGTCCGGCTTCATAGGCCGAATAGGGTTCTCTGCCGTCTTTCTTGCGGTCGTTGTTTTCGATCCTGATGCCGATCCAGAATATCCCGACCATCATCAGGAACCATGGGATATAGCCGAGATCGACGATGGCATGGACGAACGGTTTGACGATAAGCGCCATCACGGCGATGAAAACGATGGTGAGAACCATCCGCATGATCATTGGCATGGCCGGGCATGTAGCATGCAATTGAGGGCTTGACAATGGCCGAATCAGCTTCGATCCGCACCAATAATCCCGGCGCCCAATGGTTCGGTCCGATCGCCCGCCAGTTCGGCGCGACGGGCGCGGAAGCGTTGCCGGGCGGCAACAATGCGGCGATATTCGACGATCCGGTCAATGGCGCGGCGGCGCAATTCGCGCTATGGGGCAAGAGCTATGCCGGCATGCCGCTGTCGGCGGCGATCGCGAAATGGTCGGGCGGTAATTCTTCGCCGGCTTATGCAGAATTCATCCAGAAGCAGACCGGGCTTTCGCCGGATACGGTCCTGACTCGTGACACGTTGGCGGGACCGCAAGGGCTTGCGCTCGCCAAGGCGCAGGCGCGCTGGGAAGCCGGCAAGGAATATCCGCTGAGCGACGATCAGTGGCGGACGGCGCAGGCCAAAGCGTTTGGCGGCGCAGCGCAGCCGGCCGCCGATGCGTCTTCCATGCCCAGTACGAACCAGGGCGCCATTGCCGCATCGGTCCCAGCGGCGGCGCCTGGGGGGCCGGCGCCGGGGATGTCTCCTTCTGGGATGGGGATGCTCTCCGGCGCCGATCTGTCCGCGGATCAATCGAATGCTCCGAACATCGGCATGCTGGTCCAGCGCGCCCTCGCTATGGCGGGACCGCAGCAGATGCCGGCGCCGCCGCCGATCCAGTATGCGGTTCCGGCGGCGATGCGGGCGAGGCTTCAAGCGGCGGCTTTGGGACAAGGCTGAAAAGTCAAATAGGAGGCTATCATTTCTTTTTGGCAATGGTTGAAAACCGCCGGCAGCAACGGCAACGCCGATACGACCATCAATTGGGCGGAAGGCATGCCGCCCGCCAGCGTCAACGATTCCGGCCGTGCCATGATGGCGCGGCTCGCGGAATATCGCGATGACGTTTCAGGATCGCTGACGACGGCCGGGACGTCGACGGCCTACACGCTGACCACCAATCAGGGATTTGCATCGCCGCCGAACAACGGCCAGCTTGTTTGCTTCGTGCCGCATGTCACCAATGGAGCGGCCCCGACATTGGCGACGGATGGCGGCACGGCGTTTCCGCTTCAAACGTCGCCCGGCGTCGCCGTCATATCGGCAAGCCTGATTCAGGGCACGCCCTATGCGGCGAGCTATAACAGCTCGCAAGGCGCGTGGATGATGTTCGGCGCCGGACCGGCCGCTATCGTCCCACTCGGCGTGGCGCTGGATTATACCGGTGCGGCGGCACCGAGTTCGCAATGGGCGCTGGCAGCCGGACAGGCGATTTCGCGCACGACATTCGCGGCCTATTTTTCGCTGGTCGGGACGACATATGGAGCCGGCGACGGCTCAACCACATTCAATATTCCCGATTTGCGCGGACGGACTGTTTTCGGCGTGGATAATATGGGCGGTTCGGCGGCGAACCGGATCACGGTCGCGGGAGGAAATTTCGACGGGACCGTGCTGGGAGGCAATGGGGGAGCGCAGAATCATACGTTGACGACCGCGGAACTGGCGGCGCACAATCACACCGCAACGTCGACGGTGACCGATCCGGGACATACACATACTTACACGACGACGCTTTCCGCCGGCGGGGCCACGTCGTCCTATAGCACGAATGGTACATTGTCGACGCCGAACACAGGTTCCTCGGTTACCGGCATCACGGTCGGCACGACAACTGCCAATGCCGGCAGCGGCAATGCCCATACGATCCTCAATCCCGCGATCATGCTCAACAAGATCATCCGGGTGCAGTGATCAAGCGCCGACCGGAGACCATTCCTCGGCCGGCGATGATATCATCCCCTCGCGATCCGCGCCGCGCCGCTGACGAAGGTGCTCTGTTCGCTCTCCACGAAAGCATAGCGCCACAGACCGCGCAGCATCAGCGTCGCCTGGGCGAGCGACTGCTTGTCGAACGGCACCCGGCCGGACTGGATGGCGGCATTGAGGATCGAACATACCCACATCCGTTCCGCATCGGTCGGATGGGTCTGGCGATTGAATTCGCTGCTGCTCTGGGTTCCAAAACCTGTGGCGGCGGATGGCGCGGCGGTCGAGGTGGCTTTTACGGGCATGGCCTCGATCGCCGTTGCACTCTTGACGTTGCGCAGCGTGCGGCCTTCGAACGTGCTTTCGGTGTATTCGATGTCATAGGTGACGCCGGCCTGGAACAGCCCGACGGTTTCCTTGAAGGCACCGACGCGGGCGGTTTGATTGGTGGCGGGATCGACACCGACGATGACGCGGCGGCTCTTGCCGGGCGGCTCGATGGATTGGACGAGCATTCGCATGGTGGGCATGTCACAAACTCCGTTTGATTGCTGCTGCACGCAATGCGGCAGCCATTGTCGGATGCATTATCAAAGTACGTCCTCCATCGATGGAAAACGCGGTGTTCTTCGGTCGATATAAAATGCGTATATTTTGTCGGTGACCGTATTTTATTCGCCGGCGCGCACGCGAAGGGGAGCGGACTAATGACCAATCCTCGTATGGATCAACCAAATTTTCATCCTCAATGATGCGTTGGAACATCACAAACTCCTATCCGTGGTTTCCGTGATGCCGGCGGGGAAGTCGCCGCAGGCTTTCTTGTAGGCGCGGGCGGCGGTGAGGATCGCTTCGGCGATGCCGTCCGTCAGTCCCATTTCCTCGATCGCAGCCTTCCAGTTCGTGACCGTGAGTACTTTCGAATTCCGCATCGTCATGACGCGGCCGAAGCCGCCGCCGATGCGGACCTTGGCGTCCCGGTCGGCGCGCTGCACGACGCGGGCGGCGCGGGCGAGATCGCTGATGGTCTGTTCGGCCTCGTCATGGACGGCGGCGAGATCGATATCGCAGACGCCCTGGGCGGCATCCTCGATGGCCTCCTGGCGCCTGCGTTCGGCCTCCATGGCGGCTTCCGCGAGAGCTGCAGCGGTGCGGCGGGCTTCCTCGGCGATGCGCTGCCGCTCGACTTCTTGCCGGCGTATGAAGTCCTCGATGCGCTGGGTGAGCATGTCGCGGAGTTTCTCCAGCGTAGTCCGGGCCGGCTTGAAGCTGTCGTTGATGGCCTTGACGCGGGTATTGAGCGGACGCACGGCGGCGTCACGCTCATCCTCCATGGCCTGCCAGGCGGCTTTGGCGCGATCGACAAGCGCCTTGGCCTCGCGGGCGGCTTCCTCGGTCTCAACGGCGGGATGGCTCGCCATCCAGGTTGACAGGGCCGTGGTGGTGGCCTTGGCGCGATCGATGGTGGTCTCGACTGGAGGGTTGTTGTGGCCGATGCCGGCCAGGACGGCGGTGGCGGTGCGGTCAAGCATGGCGTTTCCTCAAAATGGCGCTGGCAGATAGCTATAGACCAGCAGGTGAGCGATCAGGGCGATGACGGTGACCAAAGCGAGCACGAAGGTCGCCGGGACAAGCACGATGGCAGGGCGCATGGCTACTCCGCCGCCTGGAGATGGTTCGCATCGGCGATATCGTCAGCCGCCGCGAATGCGGCACCGTTGATGGCTTCGATCAGGCGCGCGGTGAAGGCATGCGATCCGGTGAAGATCGTGATCTCGCCATGGCGGTTGCCCTCGCCGTCGAAGATTTCGATTTGCAGGGGAGCCGACAGCGTATAAGTGCTGCGGGCCACGATCTTCGGTTCGCCGCGATAATTGGGATGAAATGTTACGGTTGTGTTCATGGCTATCTCCCCTCACGCGGCCGATGACGTATAGCGATAGGAGGAAAGCTCGTCCTGTACCCATCCCTCGATGCGGGTGGCGTATTGATGATCTATGGCGTCCATTACCAGCAGCATGAAATGCTCATCGGTGTCGCCGTCGAGATTGATGAGCCCGCCGCGGGCTTCCTTGCCCATGCGCTGATTGTCGGCGCAAACCCAAAGATCGGAGACGATCCAGTCGCCGCCGGCGATCGACGGATCGATGGTGATTTCCATCATGCCTTCGAGCGGAGCGGCGCGCATCGGCTCGCCGGCCTGGAATTTCCAGAACAGGTCGACCTGGAATTCCTTTTGGATGGAAATGGTGCTAAAGTGCGGATAGACCGTGGCCATGTGACTTGTCCTCTATGGCTGGGGTTTAGGGCCTTGCGGGAAGGCTGCAACCCTTCCCCTTGGCCTGCTCTTTGGGCTGGCGCCCGATAGGCGTCCCGCATGGGGGCGCCCGTCGGGGATCAGGCAACGTCAAATTCGGCAAGCACGTGTTCGGCCACATAATCGCAAATCGATTTATCGGCCTGTGCTTCGTCCGGCATGGCCACCACTCGTGCCTTATAGATACGGTTCAATTCGGCGAGTTGGTCGGCGGAATAACCCTCGGTGTTGTCGGTGCGAAAGCGTTCCATTGTCGTTTCCTCTCTCTGTAGGGGAGGCGGCCCGGCGGCCGCCGGCTTTCACTTCTTCCGGGTCGCCCCGGCGCTCGAATATTCAATCCGGCTACTTGCGATCATCTTCTCCCAGTCCGACTGCTTGGGCGGGGTGGCGGGCTTCGGTGCGGTCTGCTTGGTCATGTCCGGGTTCCTCTTGCCTTGTCGATGATTGTGTTGTACTCCGGTTTCATGGCATCGTCAATCCATGAAACCATGAAACCAGAAAAGAAATCGCGACATTCTGTCACAGGTACGCCTGTACAGGTGCGCTTACAGCCGAGCCAGTTGTCGGAATTGGATGAATGGCGGCGGATGCAACCGGACTTGCCCAATCGGAGCGAGGCGCTCCGCCGGATGATGGAAATTGCGTTGAAGGTGAAAAAACCGCGCTAACGCGAGTTGCGCTGATCGAACGATGATCGCACTCCCGCTTGATCCCGCTCGGTTCTCTCCTGAATCAAACTGATCTGCCTCTCCCACTCCGGAGATATCCCAATGACCCGCATCTTCCAGGTGATCGTCATCCTGTTGTTCGCCGTCGTCATGGCCCTCTGGCTGCTTTGCTTCGCCGCGCTGTTGTCCACTTTCGCCCGCAACAACGGCGAATGGAACGATGTTCCCGACCACATCCGTTCGTGGTTCAAGAGCGTGCGCAGTCCGAACGGCGTGCCATGCTGCGACATTGCCGACGGTCATCAGACGACTTGGGACAAACGCCCCGGAAATAATAATTACTGGGTACCGATCGCGGGCGAATGGCGCGAGGTGCCTCCGGAAGCCGTCGTCTACAATGCCGGCAATCCGACCGGCGAG